ATGACCGGCACCCCTGCGGCTCAAGGGCCCGAGGACGCCTACGGCTTGGCAAAGCTGGTCAACCCAGCGGGCGTGCCCAAGTTCTTCAACGCTTGGAAAGACATGGTGATGTATAAGGTCTCCCAGTATCGCTGGAAGCCCAAGGAGAACTCCGAGCGCACCGTGCATCGAGCCCTGCAGCCTGCCATCCGCTACACCAAGGACGAGTGCCTCGACCTGCCGGACATGGTCTACGTCAAGCGGGACGTCGCGCTGACGAAGCAGCAAGAGCTCTACTACAAGCGCCTCAAGAACCAGATGGTCATGGAAGTGGCCGGTGAGCAGATCACCGCGGTCAACGCGGCTGTGATGATGGGCAAGCTCCTGCAAATCTCAGCGGGCGCAAGCTATACCGAATCCGGTGACACGGTGCAGTTCGACATCGGCAACCGCTACAGCGTCCTCAAAGAGGTCATCGCCGAAAGCACTCACAAGGTGCTGGTGTTCGTACCGTTCAAGCACGTCATCAATATGCTGTCGGAACAGCTGGCCAAGGACGGTATCACTAACGCCGTCATCAGCGGCGAGGTGAGCGCCGGAGAGCGGACCTCGATCTTCAAGCAGTTCCAAGAGCAGCCCGATCCTCGGGTGCTGGTCATCCAGCCGCAGGCTGCGGCGCACGGCGTGACCCTAACGGCAGCCAACACGGTGGTCTGGTGGGCACCGACATCCTCGCTCGAGACCTACGCACAGGCTAACGCCCGGGTGCACCGCAAGGGGCAGGTCAACAAGTGCACCGTGGTCCAGCTGCAGGGCTCTGGCGTGGAGCGCCGGGTCTACAAGCTGCTCGACGAGAAGATCGACGTGCATACCAAGGTCGTCGATATGTATAAGGAATTGCTTGACTAGTGTAACGGATATCACTAAATATCAAATCCTGATAGTGAAGGAGAACCACTATGACTACCGACACCGAGAGCGGCACCGCTCTCACCCCTGAGCAGTTGACCAAGACTTACATCAAAATCCGCGACAAGCGGGCCGAGCTCAAAGCAGAGTTCGAGCAGCAGGATGAAGTCTTGGAGATGCAGCTCAACGCCATCAAGTCGGAGCTGCTCGACTACTGCAAGACGCAGGGCATCGACAGCGTCCGCACCCCCGCCGGGACGTTCTACCGCACTATGAAGACGCGCTACTGGACCAACGACTGGGACTCGATGAACAAGTTCATCTTGGAAAACGGGGTCCCGCAGTTCTACGAGAAGCGCCTCAATCAGACTGTGGTGAAGCAGTTCCTTGAAGAGAACCCTGACGTGCTGCCCCCGGGGCTCAACTCGGACAGCGAGTACGTCATTACTGTGAGGAAGAAGTAATGTCCGATACACCCTTCGCCAACATTGAGGAAGTGTCCAAGCACTTCGCCGTGTCGGTTGCTACGCTCCGCAAGTGGCTGCGTAACGGCACGATCCCGAAGCACACCTACATCAAGGTTGGCAACACCTACCGGTTCAGCCTGCGCGAACTGGAAACCGCCCTGCTGAACGCACCGAAAGCGCCCGTGCAGCTGGAAATGAACTTCGACAACGATAACTAAGGAGAACCCACATGGCTGGTGAAATGACCCTCTTCGGAGGCAGCAACGCTCTCGTCAACAGCGACCTGTTCAAGTCGCTGCGTGATATGAACAAGACCCTCGCCGGTGGCGGCGGTGGCGGCGGCAAGCGCCTCTCGATCAAGGGCGGCAAGTTCCGTCTCTTCGTCGATGGTGAGCAGGTCTCCGTGTCCAAGTCCGACACCATGAACATCGTTGTGGTGAACGCTGCATCTATCTCGCGGACCTACTACGAGGGCGACTACGACCCGAACAACACGGCTGCACCGACCTGCTGGTCTGTGGACTCCAAAGTTCCGTCGCCTGACGTCCCTGCAGAGCAGAAGAAAGCCTCGCGCTGCGCGGACTGCCCGATGAACGTCAAGGGCTCCGGTGCCAACAATGGGCGTGCTTGCCGCTTCAATCAGCGTCTGGCCATCACGCTCGAGGGTAAGCCGGACGAGGTCTATCAGCTGCAGCTCCCGGCTACGTCCATTTTCGGCGAGTCGAAGAACGGCAACATGGGGATGCAGGCATACGCCAAGTTCCTCGATGCTCACAACACGCCGATCATCGCGGTGATGACTGAGATGCGGTTCGACGAAAACTCGGAGACCCCGAAGCTGTTCTTCAAGCCGGTGCGTCCTCTGACCGAGGAAGAACTGCACGAGGCTGTTGCGGCTAAGGATACCGAGGAGGCCATCAAGGCTATCACGCTGACCGTCGCACAGACCGATGGGGTCAAGAAGAAGGACTCCGCAGCCGGGACCAAGAACTACAACCCGGCCAAGGAGAAGATCGTCGTCGATGACGATGTCTATGAGGATGATGACGTGGTCGAAGAGCCCAAAAAGGTCGAGACCAAGAAGGCCGCACCTGCACCTGACTACAAGGGCAACATCTCTGCTCTTGTCGCAGAGTGGGACGACGAGTAATCCTAGATAGGCTCGCCGCGACGGGGGATAAAAACAATCTCACCTCGTCGCGGCATCCCAACAGGTAGAGTGGCGGCAATGGATACAACGACGTTTTTGCAGTCCGTTCTTGGAACTGCAGGCTCATACTGCGTTCTCGCACTCGGTGAGAACAGACGGATTCAGAAGTTCTACGACACTATCGAGCAGCTTGAGCACGCTGCGTTGAACTTCGACGAGAACGGCTACGATGCCTACTACGCCCTCGGCACGTTCGAGGAGTCGGGCTCTCGCGAAGCCGAAAACGTCAAGCAGCTGCGGGCGTTCTTTATGGACCTCGACTGCGGCGTCAATCTCAAGACGGGCAAGCCCAAAGACTTCCCTGACCAGCACACCGCCATCTTGGCGCTCAAGGACTTCGTCAAGTCGACCGGGCTGCCTAAGCCGTTCTTGGTCAACTCTGGCTACGGGGTGCACGTCTACTGGCCCCTGACCGCACCCGTGGACTTTATGACTTGGCTCCCGGTGGCTGAGAAGCTCAAGGCGCTAGCCAAGGCCAAGGGGTTCAAGGCCGACGAGAACGTCACCGCCGACGCCGCCCGCGTGCTGCGAGTGCCGGGCACCCATAACCACAAGGGTGATGATCCCAAGCCTGTCAGCTTTTTCGGCCTAGCGCCGCCCGAGCCGGTGGAGTTCTTTGACTTCGCTGCACGGGTTGAGAGCGTGGCCGGTAGTCTGCCGACTAGCATGCCCTCCCGGCGTTACTCCCCTGCCGTGACAAACAGCGCGATGATGGACGCTCTGATCGGCAAGCGCGAAGCCTCGTTCAAGACCATCATGCAGAAGACTATGGCTGGCAAGGGCTGCGCCCAGCTGGCCTACTGCATCGAGCACCGGGCAGAGCTGCCTGAACCCATGTGGCGCGCGGCGCTCTCTATCGCCAAGCACTGCACCGATATGGTCAAGGCCGTGAAGGCTGTGTCCATGGGTCATGCCGAATACGACGAAGACGAAGCCATGTGGAAGGCAGAGCGGATCAAGGGCCCGTACCTCTGCACGCGCTTCGAAGAGTATAACCCGGGTGGGTGCCAAGGCTGTCCCAACTGGAACAAGATCAAGTCCCCCATCGTGCTCGGCCAGCAGTTCACTGAGGCTGCGCCCGAGGACAACACCGTTGTTGTGGCGGACCCGACCACGCCCGAGGCACCGCCGAGGGTCTATGAAATCCCGACCTATCCGAACCCGTATTTCCGCGGCAAGGACGGCGGCGTGTTCATGCGTGTAGTTGACGACGAAGGAGAGGTCAGCGAGCGGATCATCTGGCACCACGATCTCTACGTCGTGCGGCGACTGACAGACCCAGAGCAGGGTGAAATCATCGAGATGCGGCACCATCTCCCACGTGACGGGGTGCGGTCGTTTGTGGTGCCTCTCTACGTCGTTACGTCGAAAGAAGAGTTTCGGAAAGTCCTCGCCACCAACGGCGTCATAGCGATCAACAAGGAAGTGGATGCGATCATGAGCTTTACGCAGAGCATGGTTAAAGACCTGCAGATCACCACGCAGGCAGACAACGCACACCGCCAGTTCGGCTGGCTCCCCGACTTCAAGGGTTTTGTCATCGGCGACAAGGTTGTGTATGGCGACCGTATTGAGTTCAACGCACCCTCTTCGGCGACCCGGGGGATGATCGAGTTCTTTGAGCCTGCGGGCACGCTCGACGGGTGGCGCGAGGCGGTCAACTTCTACAATCGGCCCGGCTTCGAGCTGCACCAGTTCATCACCTGCGTCGGTTTCGGCTCGGTGCTGATGAAGTTCCTGCCCATCAACGCGGCGCTCCTGCACATCTGGTCCAAGGACTCCGGCTTCGGTAAGACGCACGCCCAGTTCGCAGCGCTCTCGCCGTGGGGCAATCCGGGTAAACTGATCCTGCAGGAACGCGATACCCACAACTCCCGTATGAACCGCGCCGACGTGATGCACAGCCTGCCGGTCTGTATGGACGAGATCACCAACGTCAAGCCACACGACGCCTCAGATATGATCTACCAGATCACCGGGGGCCAGCAGCGCAACCGGCTGTCCTCGACAGGCAACACAGAGCGTTATCGTGGCGACCCGTGGAACCTGCTGTTTATCTCCTCGGCAAACTGCAGCCTGATCGACAAGGTGGCCATGGCCAAGGCTATGCCGAAAGCAGAAGCACAGCGGGTGCTGGAGATCGAGACGAGCAAGCTCTTCACCGAGAAGGCCGACAAGCGCCACACCGACGAGTTCAGCGCCAAAATCCAGAACAACTATGGCCACGCAGGCATCCTGTTCGTCCAGTACGTGATGTCCAACCTCGCAGAGACGAAGCTCCTCGTTGAGACCCTGCAGCGCAAGATCGACGAGGCCGCTGATCTTGGCCCTGAGAACCGCTTCTGGTCGGCAGCCGTGGCAACCTCCCTCGCCGCTGCGGTGATCTGCAAACACCTCGAGCTCTTGGACTACGACATCCCCACGCTGCGGGACTACATCATCAAGAACATCCTCAAGGCCAACAAGTCGGTCAGTGCCGATATGTCTCTCGACCCGATGGACCTCGTGACGGCTTACACCTACCAGAACTTGGGTCGCATCCTGCAGATCAAGTCCACCATCGACCGGCGCAGCAAGGAGAACGGCAACGGTATCGACGACCTCGTGGTGCCCGATCAGCAGCCC